GTGGGTATAGCCCATACTTTGCACTGGCTACGTTTGAAGAAAGTGGTTCTCGTGTAGCTGACAACGTAAAACAGTTAAAATCTTTCTTTATGGACATCGACTGCGGGGAAGGCAGAGATTATCCAACCAAGAAGGAAGGTCTTCAAGCCCTACAAAGATTTTGTAAGAAGGTTGAGTTACCACGCCCACTGCTAGTTGATTCTGGTAGGGGGGTACATTGTTACTGGCCTTTGTCTAAAGCTGTTAGCAGGGACGATTGGAAGCCTGTTGCAGATCACTTGAAACAGTTGTGTAAGAATCACGGGTTTGTAATTGACCCATCAGTAACTGCCGATGCGGCTAGGGTACTGCGCATACCAACGACACACAACCACAAGACTGAGCCACCATCCCCAGTTGAATTTTATAGTGAACACGTACCTGAGCCTGTAAGCCTTGAAGAGTTTGCTCAGCTAATTGGTGCTGACCAGATACCAGTACCACAGAAGATAGAGTCACAACCTGCTACCGCTATGATGGAAGCGTTGATGGGTAACAAGCAACACAAGTTCAAAGATATTATTACTAGAGAATCTAGCTGTGCGCAGTTGGTTGACATAGTAGTTAATCAAGATGGGTGTAGCGAACCTATATGGCGAGCAGGATTATCTATTGCTAAGTTCTGTTCTGATGGTAAGAAAGCCGCCCACGTCATGTCTAAGAACCACCCTGAGTATTCTCCAGAACAGACACAGGATAAGTTCGATAAGATTAAAGGGCCTTACCTATGCTCTCACTTTGATGAGTTTAAGCCTGACGTATGTACTAAGTGTCCGCACTGGGGCAAGATAAAGTCTCCCATATCATTGGGTAGCAGTGTAAGAGAAGCTACGCCAGAAGATAACGTAGTAGAAGTACCTGCGTTGGACTTACCGAATGCTCCCACCACTACGTATGTGATTCCGACATACCCTAAGCCATACTTTAGGGGTGCTAATAATGGTGGTGTTTATATACGCACATCTAACGATGAAGGCGAACCAGACGAAGAACTTATATATCACAACGACATTTATATCGTGAACCGTATTGTAGATATAGATCTTGGCGAAGTTGTAGTAATACGTTTACACCTACCACAAGATGGCGTGCGTGAGTTCACTGTACCTCTTACAGCGATAACCTCACGAGAAGAATTTAGAAAGCAAATGTCCATGCAAGGCGTGGCAGTAACAAAGATGGATAAACTTATGACTTATATGACTACTTGGATTAACGAGTTACAGGCTACTGCAAAAGCTGATAAGGCTCGCATTCAATTTGGTTGGACTGATGATAACCATGATGCGTTTGTTGTAGGCAACCAAGAAATATCAAGAAATGGTGTTAAGAGTAACCCACCATCACAGGCAACAGCAGGTTTGATGAGTGCGTTTAAGCCTAAAGGTTCTCTGGAACAATGGAAGAACATGGCTAATTTCTACAATAGAGATGGCTTTGAGTTACACCAATATATGGTAGCTACTTCTTTCGGTTCACCCCTTATGTCGCTTATGCCAGTCGCATGTTCGGGCTTCCACGTGCATAGTAAGGACTCTGGGTTAGGTAAGACCACCGCCATGTACGTAGGAGCGTCTGTTTGGGGCAACCCAAAGCAGTTAGTAGTTGATGCCAAGGATACCCGTAACTCAGTTATGTTGCGTGGTGAGGTGTACAAGAACCTACCTTTATATATTGATGAGTTAACGAATGGTAAGGGTGAACAGCTATCTGACCTTGTGTATCAGTTAACTAGTGGCAAGCAACGTAATCGTATGTCGGGTAACTCTAATACAGAAAGAACACGTGGTGAGCCTTGGAGTTTGTTATCTGTATCTACAGGCAACACTAGTGTGATAGAACGTATCAGCACTTTCAAGAATGCTCCGAAGGCCGAAGCGGCTCGTATGCTAGAAACCAAAGCGGTTAAGTTATTTGATGCGTCTAAGACTAAACACCTTACAGACGCATTCGCTACTAGCGCTGAGAATACATACGGTACAGCAGGAGTTATCTACATGCAGTGGGTAATGGATAACATAGAAGAAGTACAACGCCTATTACTAGAAGTGCAACAGAAGTTAGATAAAGCCGCAGGACTTACAGCACAAGATAGGTTCTGGTCAGCGGGCGCTACTGCATCGGTTACAGGCATGTTGATAGCTAAACGCATAGGGCTAATTGATTACGATACTGAGAAGTTCTTTAAGTATGTCCTTAAACTATTACAAGAGAACCGTGTTACGTCTAACGATCTAATATCTTCTACGTCAGATGTATTGAATGACTTTGTGCATGAGCATTGGGGTAGCCTACTAAAAATTAAAAGCACTGATGACCTACGTAAGCAGCAAGGTAATGGTATGGACGACTTAGTAATACCCGAGTCTGACCCACGTATGCGCTTGGTTGGCAGGTATGAGACTGACGTTAAGAAGCTATACATAATACCTAAAGTGCTAAAAGCATGGTGTGGTAAGCAACAGATAAACTATAGTTCTTTGATACAAGAACTAAAAGATAAGTTTAATGGTAAGAGTATGAAAATACGTTTGACTAAGGGTACACCCACACAAATGCCCCCCTCACATGTGTTATGCATAGATTGTTCTGCGGTTGATATAGAAGAAGATGCGGAAACTTGATGATATAGCACCTGATGGCGTACGTATTGTCGTACGTTGGGGTAGCATGGGGGTGGGCGCTTCGGTGTTTATACCCTGCATCAATGCTCGTAAAGCACGAGAACAAGTTAACGTTATATTTAAATCCAAAGGGTGGAAATACCTAGCCAAAACCACGATAGAGGGTGAGAAGTTAGGAGTACGTATATGGCGTACAACATAAAGTTTTAGGATACAAAGTAGCACTTCCCCTTCGCTACTTTGTTACTTTCCTTGCTCCCTGATGTTCCGAGGCATCGGGGAGTTTTTTTTAGAACTGCTTATATTCTCTGTTACTCTTATCAATAGCATATTGTAGGATGGGAGATATAGTAACTCCATTGTGCATGTTAACACTAGTCTTGACGTGTGACTTCATAGACTTGATTATATTCTTGGCAGTAATCTGAACAGTTGGGTTCTTTTTATTGAACTCTTTCATCTTACGCCTAATGCTAGCCATTTCCATGTAGTCCGAAAACCGTAGGGCTACATAATACTTTTTAAGCAATTTAGTTTTTTCTTCGCTTATAGCCCTATCTACACGTTTATTTCTAGAGTTTTGTTCTACTTGGAACGTGTAGTCTAGTGGAGCAAAACCTATAGCCTTACTAGCAATCTCTCCCGCAGATATGTCCTCGTATATAAAGTCGCCCCTACGCGTCCCTATACCGTCGTCTTGGAAATACCTAGCCGCTTGTAACACGTTACCAATACCTCCGGGAGACAAACTTTCAAACCCACGCTGTGTCTCCCCCTCAACAAAGTCACCAACCGCCCTAGCTAACCGCTTGCCTGTACTCAACGCAGGGCCACCAATATAATAACCTGCCATTTCTTCTAGGCTAGGGTCACGCATAAACCTATTTTCTTGGAACAACAAGTCCGTAAGTTTTAGTCTCGCGGCTACGTCGGAACCCGTTAGGTTAGATAGAGGGCCTTTGAACCCAAGCTCCCCCACATACTTACGCAGTGCCTCGTCCGCAGTATCCTCATCATCCTCAGCAAACAAATCGTAGATCATTGAAACTAGACCGTATAGGGGGATACCACCTAGACCTGCAAACAACACAGCACTTAAATGTAGGCCCATCAACTGCCTTCTAGCTATCTTCCGTTGTTCACTATTAGTAGTAAATACCTTATCTGTAGCAATTAACGAAGACTTTATCATGCTGTAATACATCTGTACGCCATAAGTCTTATACATAAACGCCACCCTACCAAGGCCTTGCTTAGATAATGGCGGTGCAGTTTCTAATCTAGAGCCAGAGTTAACTTCTTGTGTGTGGTATAGAGAATCTTCAGCGGCCATTCTAGCTATGTCAGTGTCGCTCATATCTGCAACTTTTATGTCCTGTCCCTGAACTAGGCTGAAATATGTAGTGCCCTCAGCTTTAGCTTCATTTATCTTATCAAGCGCCAATTCGTATGTAGCAATTAAGGTAGACTGGGTGTTAAACCGCTCAGCCGCTTGGAAAGCATAGGCAGACAAGTGTGATATTTTATCTAAGAAATTAGCACGTTCATTTACGCCTACTTCCTGTAGGGTGTCTACTTTAGGTAGTTTGCCCCGTAAGTGAGCCATTTTTATTAGGGGTTGTAGCCTAATTAGTTCCTCTATGCGTGCCTCGGCTTCTGCGGCAGTGCCAGAGTTATCACGTATATCTTCCTTCATGCTCTCTTTTAGTGTATATGTAGCGCCCTGCCCTTCACCTGTTATGTCGTAATACTCCAACACACTTAACTTAGCGGAACCGACCACCTTAGCTCCCTTGGTAAAAGCCGCGATTGTCTTATCTAGGCCATAGCGTGGAGCCAACATAGGAACAGCAAACAAAGGTATTTGGGACAAGTTAACGATTGCCGAAGATATATTAAAGCCCAGCGTATAGATAAACGCTACTTGGTTTGCTCGCTTAAAGTATTCTTCTAGGCCTTTGTGGTTTGCCCCCGACATTGCAAATTTAGCATGGTCATTTATAAGGGTATCAGCAACAACTGTAGCATAAGGATTATTCTTAACTTGGTCTTTAGCATCTCTAATATCTTTTATCGAAGCGCGTATGTTGGCAGCACTTTCAATTTTTGCTGATTGTGAGGCTAACGAGTACCCTTTGTTTTTCATGGCTACTTGCACGTCTTGTATATAACCAAATGTACCGATACGCTTTGTAAGCGATCTAGCGTAAGATGTTTCAGGTAACGCGTTAACGTACATACGTAGTATTTGGTCTTGTACTTCAGTATCTACTTTACCATCCTTGAGAACCCCAAGAATATCAGAAACAAAAGAGCCACTGGGCGCATCTTTATACACCTCACTAGCTGTTAAGTCCGTATCATACACAACCTCTGAGCCAGTAAGTATGTCAGGATTGTTGGGTATATCCGCTACGAAAGCGTCTCGCTCGGATATATTTTCAAACATTAGGAAACCTTTTTCCAGTGCTTCTGGTCTTGCCTCGGGGTTGTATTTAAAAGATACTCGGAACTTACCTTCCCTCACTAACGGGAAATACACATCCAACTCGCCCTTAGCAAACAACGCTTTATCCATCCGCGTGGCTACGTCGTTAATAGTTTTTGAATCCCCGTCTTTAGCTAAAGAGTTAAACTCTACCTTCAAGGCTTTCCGTAAGCGAGACCATTGCTTTTTATACTCATCACGCATAGAAGTAAATTGTTCCAACACAGCATCTCTCTCTGCACCTTCTAACAAGTCAAGCTGCTTCTGTTGTAGATCGTAGACTTCTTCTAGGCTGTTTCCGTCTTTAAATATACCTTCATAGTCACTTCTAGGTTTGGTCGGGTCTACTTGGTATATGGTAGCACCGTACTCGGTGTTATATACAATACGGTCTAAAACTTGTTTAGCCTCTGTACCATACTTTTTAGTAAAGGCTTTATAGCTTTCAAGTACTTTATCTACCCCAGCTTTATACTGTTCAAGTAAGCCTTGCTGATTCTCAATATCAACCAACAGTTGTTGTCCTGTATCCCCTAGCCCAACACTACTTAGCTTAGCTAAATCCGCCAAAGATTGCAGGTTCATTATTTTAGTTAGTGCTTTTAAACTACTACCTTTAGGGCGTTTATTTTTTATGAAATCGGAGATCCAAGTTATAACCCCTCGCGTCTTCTTACCAGTAGGGTTAATAACATCCTTTATTGCTTGGCTTAACTTGCTAGGCTCTAATGGTAATGTGTCTACTGCATCAGGGTTAGGCTCCATAATCTGCATAACAACACCATCAAATATATCTAAGTCTATCCGTTTACTGGTATCAACAGGCTTAATGTCCATCCCTAACAACCGACGAATTATATTTGCTACCCCACGCGCAAACCGTACAAGGGCATTACTCTCTCCAACTCTAATCTCGGAGAGGCGTTTACGGAACGCTGGGTTACTCATCGCTTCAGCTACAAACTCGTATATGTTTTCTGCTCCGTATGCGGTACCTAGCTGATCTTTTATTTCTGTATATAAGTTACTAATAAACTTAACAGTTGGCATAGACTTGTTTCTAAGCATAGCAACGTCTACCGCTGCGTGGGTAGCTTCATGTACTAACGTATGTAATGTTACTGGGCGATCAATGTTTAAGAGTATAATATTTTCTCTATGTCCAAACATACCTGCGACATAATCTTTCTCGTTAGCTTCTAGGAAACCTATCTCAACCATCTCTTTAGTAGTAGTGTACTTAACTTGCGTGTTGCCCATATTTTCTGCCAACGCACGCGCTATACGTTTTAGCTGTGGAGACTTAGCCAATGCCGCTACTTCTAACAACGCACCTTTTATATCTCCTTCTTGTAGCAAAGACTGTATCTTGTCGCTAATAGGAGTTTGCAGGGCTTTACTTAGTTCCTTATCTGTCTTATGGAAGTTGTAGTTAAAGTCGAGCAACGTACCTCTCATTTCACCTGCCGCTAATACTTCTTGTGTAGTAGCATCTTTTAGAAGGTAGGCCTCGCCATAAAGGCTGTATGCAGCTAGTACATCGCGCCTAGTTACACCGTCTTTGCCCTCAAACTTTTTATAAGCCTTTTCCATAGCTTTTTGTTTAGAAGTTTTCTTCTTAGGTTTAACTTGCCCAAGTTCTGCTTTTTGCTCAGATAGATTTTTAGTGGCTTGCTTAGTTTCAAGCCTGCTAACTACACCGGTTGAAGCCGCTTCATCAAGCAACTCTAAATTTTCTTTCGGGTTTACACCTTTCTCTGCGTAGTCCCTAGCTTTTTGGAATGTGTTAGCGTCACTTAAATTTGTTTTGGGGTTGTTTAGCACCTTAAAGAAATTAGCATCCGCGTCTTGCTTGGCTTTTTCAGTTTTACTAGCCTTAACCGTTTTTACTGCCTCACCCGCTTTCTTAGCTGCCCGCTGCTCAATCCTATCAGCTACGCTCTTACGTCTGCGGTCAGTTGCCTCGGGGTCTGTTTTGTTTACTCGGGCTTGCCGTTCTAGTTTTTCTTGGTTACGTTCCGCTTTAGTCTTGCTTTTCTCTACTTCTACTTTTATAGCAGTATTGATTTCTTTTTCGCGGGCGGCGAGCTGTGCATTCGTCTCTTCACTTAGGTTTTTCTTTGCCCACGCTAAAACTTTTTTGGCTTTTCTTACGCCAAGGTCTTGTACGTAGGGTTTCATAGGATCTGTTTTTGAAAACGACGCTAACTTACCAAGTTTCTTATCACTCGGAGTTTTCATCTGTGAGCCGCCTTCAGCCACTTCATACAACGCGCTATATAACGCATCCAAAGGACTATCAAAACTAGAAATATATTTAGATACTACGTTTAGATCTGTTAGCGTATCTTTCTGCCCAGTCATTAACTTTTGATCTTCCGCTAATAACTGTTTTTCCTCGGCAGTGCGCTCTCGCTCAGGTTTTGCTAAAACTTTCTTAGCATCTTGAGACAACCTACCTATATCCTTAGCAGGTTTCATGCCTGATACTCGACTCAAAGCCCCAAGGTCTTGTTGGTATGAGGTGTGTGGTTTTATTAATCTAGCACCACTAGTTTTGTAACGTAGTTTTTTTGTTTTGAGGTTTATGGTAGGAAGCGAGTCAGGATCTTTTACTTGCAACTTAGCGTCTTTTGGTTTTTTAAGCGCAGGCCCCTCACGTTCAGCGGTGTCTTGTTTTTGGGCTTTGACTTGGTTTTGTAGGGTAGTAAGGTCTATCTTTTGCCCCGGTTTTAACCCTAGTGCAGAAGCTGGCTGTCCCTTTCGTCTAGCAGGTCTTCCAGTGTCACGCTCACTATCATCCAGTCTTCCTTGCTTAGGTCTTCCAGACTCTTTGGCACTCTCAGTACGCTCGACTCCCACGACTCCTGCACCACTAGGAACGCTGTCTCCAGTTGTTTTTGTGTCAGGTGTTGTAGTAACTTGCTCTCTAACATCGCCTTTCTCCTTAATTTGAGCTTCTAATGTACTCAAATCCGAGTCAGAAGGCAATAAATCCTGCCCTTTTCTTTGCTTCCGCAATAAAGTCTTTAGGCGTGCATTTTCTCCGTTAGTAGTCTTAGAGTCTCTATACCCTTTAGCGATAAGGGCATCTTCAAACTTGTTTTTTATTACATTAAAGTCGCCAGTAGTATCTTCGTCTAGCACGGAGTCCATTACAGTTCTACGACCCATGATAGTTTTCGTTTGCTGCCCAGCGTCACGTTTACGGTCTACTATACCCGTCTTTCTTTCCCGTTCTCTTTTGTCCTCGAGGGTCTTAAACCCTTCAGCTACACCCTTATCGTATTCTTTATCTTTATCGTCTTCTATAGCTTCATCTATAGTAATCTGTCTATCACGCTGTTCTTGCTCTCTAGCTTCTTCTTTTTCTTTTTCTTCACGCCCTTCTTCCGCAAGAAGCATGTCAAACTCTACTTCGTCGGGGTCTTCTAGACGTTCTCTCTCAGCTTCGTTTTTTTCTTCCGCCTTATCTAGCTCTGCTATTTCAGCATCGTCTAATTCATCTGAGAACAAGTCAGGCTGTGTATCACCACGTTCCGCCCGGGCCCGCTCTTGTCTAGCGTCAAATTCTTCTTGTGTTTCCGGTTTGTCTTCGGTTTTAGACTTTTTACCTTTACCTGTTTTAGGCACTAGCAGGTCAACCACGCCTTGGAATATAGCACCGGCACTACCACCAATAGCACCTTCTTCTACTACCCCCATTTCAAACATAACTTGGTCTGGGTTGTAACCCGCTTCGTTTAAGTTTTGTAAGATAGCAGCAGTGGCTTCCTGCGCGCCTTCAGATACCCCAGTACCAGCCATACGTTGTAGTTTATTACGTATACCCTTAGTAGTTTCGGGAGTAACTTTACCTGATAGTTTATCTAGGAACTTGGGCAGTCCGGGAATTTTTAATGTGCTAGCTAGTCTCCCAAGAGGTAGAAGTTCTGTAGCACCAATAGCAGCACCACGTAAGCTAGCTGCGCTTCTCTCTTCTTCAGTGGCACCATAGTCTCTAGCACGTTCGGAGGCTTCACCAGCACCAGCGCCAAGGGCTATAGCACCCGCAGCGGGTAGAGCAGCAGGGCCTAAGAAAGCCGTGGGTGCAAAAGCACCTAGAGAGCCAAGCCCTGAAGATACCTTATATGTGAGAGAGTCTTTGTCACCACCTTCAGGAGTAAACTTGTCAGCAAAGTCTTGAATCTTTTTACGCGCTTTGAGTTCGTTTTCTTCTTCAAGCAATGTAGCTGCACCGATAGCAGCAGTTTCTAACGTACCCACAAAGCCAGAAGCCACACCTGTGCCTAAGTTTTCAAGGAACCCTGCTTCTTCGGTTGCAGCAGCCCCGTCAAGACTTCTTCCGTATTGCTGCTCTAACTCTATTTTTTGTATTCTTTTAAATTCATTAAATAGGCGATCAGCCGCAGCTTGATTTCCTTCTCGGGCTGCACGTGCAGAAGCCGATAATACTTCGTTTGATGTAGGCATCTATAAAGCCTTATGGTTTTTGTCCGAATGTTAGGAAATCCGCCTTAGCAGCGGGAGTGCTTAGCTGAGTACCCGTAGAGGAAGTTGGAACACCTCCTATGCCTGACTGTTGTAGACTTTGTAGTTTAGGCATTCCTCCCATACTAGCTAGACTACTTCCAAGGTTTAACTTAGCTAGTTGAGGGTTTAGTTGAGCCATCTGCCTAGTAAACATCTGATTAATAGCTGCAGTTTCCGCATAAATAATTCCTGATATCATTTCTTCTGCGTTTTTGAGCATTCTTAATTCTGGTGCTGATGCATTGTCGCCTTTAGCAATGATTTCTTGTGCTTGCGGCATTAACTCAGAAAGTTTTTCTGCTGCTAATGTCTGCACGTTGTTCATATACTTAGCCCATACTGAGTTTAACTCTGTAATAGTAGTGGCATTTTGTATGCTAGCACGCAAAGCATTGGTAGATTCTATCTCCATCATCTTTAACAGTTGGTCTTGAACTTTTCCTTCAAGGTTCCCCTGTAGTTGCATCATGTTTTGTTTTGTGATTTGGTCGTTGTTAGCTAAACTTTCAAGGCTACCCAAAGCCGCTTTTTGTTGCCCCAGCATATCTTTAAGCATAGTACTAGTGCCGGCATCTATTTTCTCTGCGCGTTTATAGGACTCATCAGCATTTTTGATTGTATCATCCTTAAACTGGCGTGCACGCTTTATAGATAACTCATCTCTGCTCTGTTGTACTTGACGCATGCCACCTACGCCTGCACGTCTGAAGCCTTCTAGGTCTCTTTGTCTACGCTTCTCAGGGCTATCATAAGCTGCCTGCGCTGAAGCAATACCTGCGTCTGCCTTTTTTAAGTCGGCTTCTATCGCAGTTTTTCCATATAATGTATCTAACCTAGTCTGCTCAGCATCTCTTGCTGCCATAGGGTCTACATCAGCCATATCTTGTAGTTTTTGTTTATTCTCACTTCCAAATCTATCAGATATTATGTTCTCACCCGCTGTTGCAGCGTCTGTAACTGCTCTAGGGTTTACTTTCTCTTGCGTATCAGTAGCAATACCTCCTGTAACTGGGGGTATAACTGGAGCGCCGCCTTGTGGCCTAAGAACGCCAAGTCCGCCCATGTCAGCCGTAGAAGGTTTAGGAGCGCCGGTGAACGTGTTAGGCGTAGCGAGAGCAGAAGTGTCTAACTCAGCAGTGTTTGGTTTCACTTCTTCAGGATACGTCTGCGCAAACATCTCCGGGTTGTTTGCCTTCATAATTTTCTTCTGTGCGTTATCTCTTTTTTCTGCAAGTGCTTGTGGACTAGTAGCGTCTTTAAGTTTTGCTATAGGAGACATGTAATTGTCGCGTGTTTGCTGTAGTTCCTGCATTACTTGTGGCAGCGTTGCACGGATTTCTTGTTTCTCAGCAGGTGACAATGCCTCAAATTGTTCGCGGGTTAGCCCTATACGTTTTAATGCCTCAGTAAAGGCCTCAACGTTACGCCCACCCTTTGACGCTTGGTATTCTTTTGCTCTGCGTTGTGCGTCATTGAGGCCGCCATCGTAAAAACCAACAATACCACCGCTAGCCATCATAGGACGAGGAGCACCACCACCCATAGCACTAGGCAGGCCAGCCATTGGAGGACGAGAAGCACCACCCATAGGAGGTTGAGGAGCACCTTGAGGCATAGGAGGACGAGGAGCACCTTGAGGCATAGGAGGTTTGCCACCACCCATAGCACTCATAATCCCACCTTGTTTTGGTGGTTGAGGCTTACCTTGTTGTTTAGCACGATTAGCTAGTATACCACCGGTCTGAGTGGTCATCTCGTTCTGCGTCATACCCATAACTTTTTGTTCTAGCTGGTCTTTAATAGTATTAGGGTTTGTTTGCTGCGCCATCTGTAATTCTTTTAACGCAGTATCTTTGTCTCTAGCTATCTTTTGAGTAGCCATTACATCAAGGAGGTCTTTAGATACAGTACTAGTCTTACCCTGCATCTGCATACTATCAGCTCTATCGTTAACCTGTTGGTCAAGTGTTCCCATTATCCCATCTAACATCTATGTAGTCTCCTAAACTGGCTGTGCGGGGCCGACATCATACGCGTCTTCCACGCCGTCGTTGTTTATATCGTAGTTTAACTCGGGCGATTCAGACTCACTTAACCCAAGAGCCGATAGCAGTGCTTCAAGCCCGCCAATAGTATCAATATAATTTTGTAACTCACTAGGCTCACTATACACAGTTTGCGAGGCTTCGATTGGTAGTCCCTGAACAAGAGAGGACAAGTACTGAACCATCTTCTTATCATAATCTCGCTCTTCGCTAAACTGCTCATAGTCAGCCGCAATACCTTCTGAAGCAATGTCGCGTTGAACTTGACCCGCCGCCGCTTGAGTTTCTAGGACATCGAATCCATATTTGTTACGCTGTTCTTGTGCAGATTTCATTCTATCTTGCTGAGTGTTAAATTGATCCATCGCTTTGTTGTAGCCCGCTGCTCTTTGCTCTGCCGACATATCACCAATGTTTCTTGATAGGTTGTTAGATCTTTCGGCACGTAGCAACGCATCCCTAGAACCACCAAATGCTCCCGCACGAGTCATAGCAGACCTATCACCCAAAGCATCAACTTGGCTCTGTCTGCGCATATCAGCAGCAGTACGGTCAATCACGGTATCTGTGTACGGGTTCATGTACGTATCAACTTGCTCTTGACTAAACGTGTCAGGAGTAAACCCACCCATGTCTTGAGTTACAGAGTCCCCCGATAGCGGATTGTTTAAATCTAGGATGCCAGTAAAGGCTTGATTTTGTAGTGTACTTGTACCGGCTGTTAGTGGGCCGTCGTAGGCTTCGTAAGGAGTCTCAGCTTCTGCCTGACCTTTTGCTAGATAGCCAGTAACATAATCCCCCGCCCAGTTAGCTAAAGATTCGTTTTCACCTAGCACTGTTCCCGGCCCCTGAGTTTGATCCGCGGGCATATCTTCGCCTACTACAGCGTCACCGTCAGGGAACTTATTTTTAAACGGTTTGTTTTTATATACAGAACCACCACCCGCATATTGCGCTAGTCCACCCTGCGCCATCTTAGGCATAAACTGCTGGGGGTTTATTTGCTTACCTTGTTCTGGGTTGCCTGTACGCGCCTGACGTACGCCACTCATCATACTATGTAACTGGTCTGCGCCTGCATCTGAATTACCGTTGCCTAGGTGACTTACTACATCAGCAGGTATTACAAACTCACCATCACTCAAACGAGCTTCTTGATTACCATCAATACGTGCAGGTACATCATCTGCCATGCCATCAGTCTTACCACCTAAGTAGTAACCATTGTCCATAGACGCAAGTCCACCAGCAGCAAAGTTTTTGTTTTCTTCTGCTAGTTCAACAGCTTGTGCTTTAGCCTGCGCCTCTGCCTCTTCTATAGTAGGAATATCAGTCTTAGGTTTCTTGGCGTATATGCTGTCAGTGAAGTAGCGTCTACCTTTACCGCCCGGCCTACGCTCTTCGCCTTTTTGATACATGTCACCTGCCATGTTATCTTCACCGGACATTATACCTACGTTCCGCCCTGCAGTAGGAGCATCGGGTTGAGCTACTCGCTCTCTTACTTTTGTGAGATCTTCAATCTTACCTTGATAACCTACAGGCGGCTTTTTTGTGCCACTTAGGATGCCGTCACTAAGGCCAAGTTTGTTATTTAAATACATAGTGCCACCTACAGCAGCAACATCGCCTAAACTAACGTCGCTCATATCAAACGCTTTGCCTGTAACACTCTCAAAATAATCTAGCAAATTTGCCATTACTTGTCTCCGATAATCTTTAATATCTCATCTGTTTTGTCTTTAATAATACCGCCCTTAGCTCTATAAGCCGTGCCTTGGCGTTTAGGGTTAAGTATATCATTCAAAAAATTGTCTCCGTACGGGCTAGCAGCACTGTAAAAACTTTCTTGCTCTGCACTACCAAAGATACTATCAAAATCATAAGCCTGTGGGATCTCAACTTTGTCTCCCGGCTTGGTAGTTACCTGTCTTCCCGGAGCAGTAAATGCATCAAGCATTTTTTGCTTTTCTTCTTCCTCTGCCCGCGAGTCCAGTTGTTGTCGGAAATCAGCTTTTATGTTTTGCTCAAGCTCTGTCCTTGCCTGCTGGTCTGCTTCTGCCTTAGCCGCTAGATCTTGTTGGTACTGCGCCTCTCGTGCGATAGCGTCTGCTTGTTGTTGCGCTATTTGTGCTTCGTTAGCCTCTTGGGTAGCAAACATGCCTGTAGCCAAACCAAAATCAGAATCTACAAACCCACTATAATCCTGATCAGCAACCGCGTCCTGCATTAAATTTACATCAGTCTGGTCGAATGTACCACTATTATCAACATCATACAATAACTCGTTCTCTTGTTCCACTGAATCTAGGTATTGAGTAGCGATATTTACATCTTCTTGTGTTACTTCGTTAGCAGGTTTACCAAGTAGTGTCGCTATATCCTCTATACTCGCGCCTACTTCCGCAATATCCTCCTCAACCCCAGTAACTTGCTCACCTACAGCAGTTATCTCACCTGACAATGCTTCTTGTGTAGTACCTAACTGCCCTAGAATATCTTGCTCAGTAGTACCTAACTCAGCTGCTAAGTCCGCTACAGCTTGTTGCGTAGCTTCATCTCGCTCTAAACCAGCAGCTTCATTTTCTGCTATCTTAGTTTCTAAATCAGTTTGTAAAGTAGTTATACCTAGTTCTAATGCAGTCTGCGTAGTACCTAACTCTTTTAGAAGTTCAGCTTCAGTAGTACCTAACTCCCCTGCTAAGTCCGCTACGGCTTTTTGTGTGGCTTCATCTCTAGACAAACCAGCAGCTACATTAGCTTCAATAGTTGCATATATACCTGTAGCAGGTACTTCTACTTCTTCACCAGCATCGTTTGTCTCAGTAGTGGAGGGAGTACCTATTTCGGCTTGTATGTCGGTTACAGCTGTAGATATAGCCGTATCTAAATTTGTTTGTAGGGTGGTTAGTTCTTTTGATAACGCATCGTAACGTTCTTTGTTTGAGCTCTCTAACGCGGCAACAGCAGCATATATACCTGTAGCAGGGATCTCGCCTGTAGCAGGTAAACCTAAATTAGTATCAAGGAATGTTTTTATTTCTGCATTACTTAAACCTAACAGCTCTAGGTCTCTGAGTACACCAGAACCATCTTCTCCCTTACTACCTAAGACATCCAATACATCAGAATCGCCATCCGCTATAGCTTTATATATACCGGTAGCAGCGTTAACACCGTCGCTAGGAGAACCTATTACACTGTTTACATTGGCAGTTAGGGTTTGAATTACATTGTTCTCTACCGCCGCTATCCTATTGTCCAAAACTTTTAGAGACGTTGCGGTATCTGTACCAAAGGCTTCAAGGGCGGGAGTTATACCTGTGCTGTTACTAACCCACGAGTTATAATTTTCTAATGCAGTAGCTTGTTCGGGCGTTAGATTGTTAATTACTGCATCATAATCTTCTTGCGTTATCTGCCCATCATTATTGGAGTCGTACCCCACATCTAATTGACCAGTGGCTACTAGTTGCTGTATATACTCTAACTCGCTAGTTAGCTGTTTACCATCGGAAAAATCAGCAGGTTTTGCGGGGAAGTACACATCTAAGATGTCAGATTTTATAGCGCTCGCAGTTGTTTCTGTAGTGAACTTCTGCAGTTCTGTCATTGTGCTGTCTATCTTAGCGTCTAACGCGATAATGGCGAGGTTACGCTCCGCACCTTCTAACTGCATAGCATTAAATATATCGGCTTGAATACCCGTAGCGGCTTGCGCCAACACAAGATTACCTTCGTCGTCACGCTTTACGGTCACGCCATCATCTTCGTACGCGTATACAGGCGCAGTACCAAAAGAGTTAGATATTTCAGTTATTTTATTATTTAGTGTAGTGTTAAATGCCGTTTCAAATGCAGCAAAATCTACATACTCACCTAAGATATTAGCTACCGCTGCCTCCGCATTTACCCCAGCAGCCACTGCTTCTTCTACTTTAGCGTACAACCCTGTAGCCGGTTGCGTTACCTCTACGCCATCGACCATCTCAGTTCTTGTAGGTAAGCCTAAGTTGGTCTCGAGCGCAGTTAATGACGCTCCATACGTAGTTTCTAGGCGATCCAAAGTATCATCTAACGTCGAAATAGCAGCTTCAACATCTTCTACACTTGAAGCTATGGCGTATATGCCTGTAGCAGGGTTATCGCCCTCACTAGGAGAACCTAACATATTCTGTATCTCTGCAATAGCTACGTCTTGTAACACACCCTGCGCAGTCAGCTCACCTAGTAGTCCAGACCCCGTGCCTTCTTTTACAGTACCGTCGGCGTTAAGTTCTACAGCCGTACCGATAGCTCCGTCTATATAGGCTACTAAGTTGTCAGAATTAGTTTCTCCCAGACCTATTTGTGATTTAAGGTCTTCTACTAATTTAAATATTCCCTCGGGAGTTTCTGCATTTGGGTCGCCAACTACATCTTTTACTGCCGCAGTTGCCTCGGTTTTTATAGTGCCGTCTGTTACTAGTTGATCTACTACAGCAGTAGCGATAGCTTTCTGACTATCTTCGGATGCAAACACGTTAGCTACGGCAGTTTCTATTTGCCCTTTCAGTATATTACTATTGTCAGGGTCGTTTAGTAGTACGTCTACTATTTCTTGCTGCGTAGGCGGGTTTGGACGGGCTAATAACGTCTCTATGTTGTCCTGTAGTTTCTTTAAATCTTCACTATTCATGTTTATAATCCCGCCTAATTCTTCGGCTATACCTGTGTCTTGGTGGGTGCTAACGTCGTAAGAAGCATATAAATCTTGTTCCCGTTGCGGTAATCTACTAATATACACGGCAACATCTTCTTCAGATACCATATTATCCCCATTGTAGTTGAATGATGGGTCTAGTGGTACTTCTCCGTTAGCCATAGCTGTTATATATTGTATTATGTCATAATGTTGCGCGGTGGTGCGACCCGTACCTATGGCTTCTTGCCCATAAGTATTAACCCAGTACGCTTCTACTGCATCTCTAACGTCTACTTCTTTAAGGTCTGGGTTAGCATCTAAAACCCCTTTGGCATCTTGGTAAGAAGCGTCTACTCCTAAGTAAGTAAACCCATAGTCAAGCTCGTTAACTGTAGTAAAGTTTGCATCATCTACAGTGTTCATAACCTCCACATACATGGGAGTACCTACAACATTAGCATTCTCTAGTGCGAGCCGTACTTCTATAGGGTTGCCAGAATTAACCGCTGTTTGTATGTCAGGGTTAGAGAATATTAGATTTGCAAAAGGATCTCCACCTAGAGGCCCTGCTCCTCCGTCTGTTGGCATGCTCATGCCTAGTGTTACGCCCGCTGTAGTACCCCCTACCAAACCTTCCATAGTGGCTGATCCGGCAATGTTCCCAGCAACATCTCTGTCTGTTACGCCCGCGTTATACAAGTATACTTCTGTAGCGCCTTGAGTAAACCCGCCTTGTATTACCTCTGTAGCAGTGTCTTTAGTGAGAGTAGTAGCAACACCTTCAACACGCTGGGCCACTTCCTTAACTACTTTTTTAGTTGCGGAGGAAAGTATTGCATTATCTAAGGCAAACGCACCAAAAGGCGCTGTGGCGGCTACCATTACTGTAGCTGCAGTACCCGATTTTATGGCTATTTCCGCAGCCTTTGCCTCTATGTCGCCCTCATACCCACTACGTTCTAACTCTAGTTTAGCCTCTTCGTACGTGCTATATGTAGTCTCTCCAAACGCTTCTGCTAGGTCTAATATGACGTTGACGCTTACAGCAGTGCTAGACCCAGATGCTAGACCCTCAGCTATTTCTTTACCTAAAATCTTAGTAGAGGCTAGACTAGTGAGCCTACCGGCAGTAGCAGAAATACCCAAACTAACGAAAAATGTAGGTAGCTCATCCCCTAGGTAAGTTCCCAAGAACACGTCTGGTTTGTCAATAACCTCACCAAATACGGCAGTTACGGTATCTATTGCTCCATCTGCAGCAGCTATATTCTCAGACATTTCTTTTTGATCTTCTAGGTATATGTCCGGTAGATACCCCCGAGCCAAACTTTCCATCATGTTATGTAATTGAGTAGCATCATTATCTACTACACTTATATAATCTATATCACTAGACAGTTCTGCATATTTATCTCTAAATATCTGGTCAGCTTCTTCTCGGCTTTTACCTTCCGCCAAAGCCTGCCTTCTAAATGCATCAGCTTCTTTTTCTGCTCCTATGCCTTGCATCCATGCCCCAAACCCACGTAGTGAGGTTTCAACAAACGCGTTTATTTTAGTCGGGGTTTTCACTACATAATTAGCCAAAAATTGCGTGTTGCCTTCAACGTTTTCAAGCTCTTCTTTTAGTACCAACAGGGATAACTCTTCGTCTCCCTCTAAGGTATCTTTACTTTCTAGTGCTTCTATTTGCGCCCTTAGCGTATCTTCGTTGTCTTTGGAAGTTTGTAGCCAATCTCTAGCCACACGTATTATCCAAGGCAGCTCACTATCAGGAACGGCAAACCGACCATCATCTTCTGGTGCTGCGGCTATCGCTGCTTGTACATCTTTTATTTGGTCTATCTGGTCTTGGGGTGCCTCTATGTTTTCCATGTGCAGCACGGTAGCATTTAACGCCGCATCTGTAGGTGCTTGCGCCAAGAATGTCATATAAGAAGCAGGACTATTTTTTGCTAAATCGTCTATACCACTAAACATAGGAGTTTGTTCATATACTTTTACTAGGGGTTCAGAACCATCTTCATTTAGGCGATATTTTAAACCTCCACCCACATCGTAACGGTAAGTTTCAAACTCTTGAGTTGAAGAGTTCCATTCCCGCATAGTATGTCCGTCGCCACCCCACACAATATCTCCAGTGTTAGGGTCTACCGTGTAGGACACGTTGTTCATGCTTATGTCCCTAAGATCGGCATCCGACATACCCAAGAAACTCATAGTTGACGATAGGCGAAAATCAAAACTAGATTCTCCTGTAGCTTCTTGTATAACACCGTCATACATACTTACTAGGCTAGGATTGTCTTCCCCAAGTTCTATTTGGGCATCAAGCACATCAACGTTGTTTTCAAATATTTCAATTAACTCTGCGCCCGTGGCAGTAGACTGGTTTAATAAAACTGTAGCCATATTTTGTAGTTGTGTAGGGCTAAGTTGAGTTATGTCTACCCCCCTATATTCAAGGGCTTTGGCCACATTACTACCTACGGCGGCATTTAATCTAGTGGTAAACTCTTCGTTAGTTACCGGAGCGCCTTCTTTCATACCCGTACTAAGGTAATGCTGCGCTACATCTGCTGCTGTTACCGTTTCGCCATCTGAGGGCTGCACATTATTTATAGAAGCATACTCTTCTAATGCTTCTTGGTTAGCTAGTTCGGGGTTAAATTGAACTAATGTAGCTAAATACAAGTCTTCGTACTGTAGCGCTAACGCAGCATCTAAATTCTGTGTCTCCGTAGTTAACTCACCAAGAGCGTTGTTATAGGCTACACTAAGGGGTTCAAACTCAAGCTGTAGGGTTTCTATCTCGCCCTCTAATATATTTATTTGGCTTATAATGGCAGGAGCGGCAGCGGTGTATTGAGCATTAAACGCGGTAAAATTGTCAACATCGTCTTGTGTAGCATAATCGGCATTAGCAAGATCGCTCAGTCGGTTTCTTTCTGCCACCATATCTGTTAGGTCATCTTCATACCGTTTTTTATCGTTGAGCAGCCCAACGTATTGGTCATCTAGGGTGTTGTATTGTGCTGCTAAGTCTTTTGCTTCTCCATAGTCCCCTGATATTTTATCGCTAAAATCTGAAAACTCATCCGATACCGCCTGTAACCCGCCCGCTTGGTACGCACTCTTAATAGCCTCTACAGTACCTTGAGCTATCGTGGCTAAAAATATTTCCCCCGTTGCTCCACCTAGCATGGCAGCGTTTAGCGCGTTCCTAACCGCCGAAGTTAGTAGTTTAGGCCCTATAGCATCTGCTAGTGCACCGTCTAATTTAGATATTGCTTCTACAGATACTAATTCACGGCTAAGTATCTTAGCTTTATCTTGATCACTTAAATCCCTACCTAATAACTCGGAACCAATAGCCTCTTCAAATACAGTTTTTAAGCCATCGCCTAGGCCATCCCATGACTCTTTACCCGCCGCACTCAGTCCGGCTACAAATTTTTGTATGTCTTCTTCTACATCACCTGTCAAACTCAAATCTAGGCTGCCTAGGGTAGTAAATTTACTCATAGACCCAAGCACTAAGTCTTCTACGGGGTTTAATATTCCTTTGTTTATGTCTGTCCCGATAGCCTTTAACGCGTCTTCTACACCTCTAAGAGCATTCTGAAATCCCGGCAAAGAACCTTTTAGGCCCTCTAGGTTTAGCAAGGCCGGTATGTCTTTTACGGCATCAACAACAGGCTCTAGGAAGTCCATAGCTTCATCAGCTATATTTTCTATGGTGTTGAAAGCGCCCTTAACGTCGCCTAACATGCTATCAAAAAAGTTGTCCGCGCCAGTAATACTGTTAAACTCATCTATGACTACCCTACCAACAGACTCTGCAGCAGCCTCTTCAAGAGAATCTCCGTTTAACATGTTAGTCGCTATGTCTACTATGCCATCTTGTATGTCTGGAGAAAATTTACTAAAGTCTATGCCTATATCACCAAGAGCCTTGCCAATGTACTCTTTACCGAAAACGCTAAGTAGGGCATCTCCTACGTTCCCACTACCTAGAACGCGTACTACATCAACCGTTTGCGCTGCCGTTAACGTCCCCAACCCTATATCTGCTAAAGCCAGTGCTTGGGCGGCTGCATTAGCCGCGTCTCCTATCTTGGCCACTTGTAATGCGGTTAACGCAGGGTTGTCTGCAAGGGCTGCCGCTTCGGCAGCTTTACCAGCTTTGTCGCCTTTCTCAGCGGCACGGGCGGCACTATCGGGATACTTAACTTTACCAGATATTTTTAGTGCCGCTACTATAGCACCAACGTAGTCCGATGTTTTTAGGGTATCCCCGTTTAATAATTTTGCTGCTGCTATCACCAACGCGCCCCCGGGCAATAGGCTAACGCCGGTGATAAATACGGGGTCGTTTAACGCCATATCAAGAAAGCTGGGTTCTGGTGGTTGTTGCACCCAAACCATACTATAAGAACCAACAGGAGCATTTCCCCCACTTATGTCCATAAGCCACCCAGTAGGGCCGCCATCATATTGCGTTGCGCTGTATTCATTATCTTCAACGTTAAACATGTTGTACTGGTTCATGTTTTCCGGCCCACCAAACGGGGAGTAACCATCCTCTAGGTTTTGTAACAAGTTGTTATGGTTCTGTATTTCGTTAGTGCCACTATTTATACGCAAGTCGCTAGTAACATGCTCGGGCCATTTCATAAACAACCTAGTGGGATCGTACCAAAAGTCATGTTCTTGCCCGTGATTAAGCACTCCTAAAGAGAACCTATTAGAATTAAAGTTGTCCCATAAGGCCCTATACTCGGTTTCTTCGGCACCATTCCTGTCTTTACCGGATAACTCTTGCAACCGTGCCATATCAGCAGGTTCATATCCAAGTATATTAGTTTCTTGGTATAAAGGCATATCAAGAGCGGAGATTTCGCTATACCAAACGGACGAATATGCGTCAGCTAGAGCATCCTCTATCGGTATGTGGTGGTTTGGGTGCGCCGGAGAGCCGTCTACATAATACAAGTTGCCATTCATAAAGTAACTACCTCCCAACATACTCAATCCGTAGGTAGATGGGTACCCGTACTCGTCGTATTTATCCATGTACATGTCAGTAACGTTACCTTGCACATACGGGAATAAGGTAGATCTATTGTCGTACATACTGGCCGCCAGATCGTACTTATACATGTCATCAAGCTCATCTAGAGTAGTGCCTGATCCTAAATCAAGGTCTGCGAATTGGCTTGGCCTTTCTTCGGATACCTCTGGCCGGTAAAGTAAGTCGGTCTCTAGCTGCCTAAACCCCTCTAAGTAATAACGTTCTTCAAAGGTTAAGGATTTTGGGTCAGTGTTAAATTTGTCTATAGCATCGGCGACAATACCATTCCATGTTTTGAAACTATCCGTACCAGCACCCTCAAAATCAAGACCCCGCAACAAGTCCGTATCTATAGTGAAGATGCCCTCCCCTTTCAATAACTCAGAACTGGGGAATAATTCTTTTAGTTTTTCAAAGTACAAAAAATCACTACTAATGTTAGTAAGTTTTTTGTCTCTAACTATCCCATCCCACATGTCTTTAACTGCTTCAGGAAACTTGTCCATTATCATGTCAGCAGTATCAAAATTCTTGTTCTGGGCCAAAACCAAATTCATGTAATACTGTCCAAGCTCTTCTTCCGAAGGCATAACGTCTACACCCCGCACAAAATCGCGTGGGAGAGGTATCTCAGGCCTACCACCCTCCAGATTTGGCATCTGTAGTTCAAATATATCCTTGGTAGTTATTACCTTACTGCCGTCCTGCCCCATAGGTACTTCAAACTGACGTGATTCTTGCCATATTTCGGGGTTATAGCTGTCTGGGAGTATCGTACCCTTAGAATACAAAGCTAAGAAATGTTCTGCTAGCGAGCTATTACTTACAGTTGTTAACGTCTCATATCTAGCTTCCCCGAGGTAATTATTTAAAAACCCTGATACAGACGTACCTAAGTACCAACTCCCAGCAAACCTACCACCTTCATTTTGGGGAACACCATCATTTCTGTACTCCAAAATCTTATTATATCTTGGGTCAACCCAATCAAAGTCTCCATTAGCTATAGCAAGATACCCTTCGATTAACTCTTCTGGCCGCAGTGGTATGCTATATCCTTGATATAAAAGGCCTTCGTTGTCTTTTAACTCTTGCCCATGCGCAAAACTAGTAGAACTAGCTTCACTACCCCTTCGACCCCATTGCCAACCTAGATCAGAAGCGGCAGCAGAGCCGGAAGATGCATAATACGCGTCATGTTCTTCGGCGTTTTTAACTGCAGCATTTTCCCATAAAGGGTCATGTTGGTTTATAACACCATCTCCATCGGTGTCAGCTCTAGCCCAACCTTCGGCAGTAACAAACCTATTGTCGTACATGTACGGGTCAGATATATTGTCGTAACCATCACCGTCAATATCCGCATCCCTCATGTCGGGCAAACCATCCCCGTCCATGTCGGGTAAACTCGCATACCACGTATCATATTCCGCTTGCGTTTGGATATACGCAGACTCTGGGTTGTTGTTATCCATAGCATCAGCCACGCTACCCACACCATCGAGATCGTAGTCAAACCACTCACCGGGGTTATTTGGGAACATGTCGTACATGTCTGGGTTAACTGGCACGTCTGCTCTGGTTTCCGCATCCCCATCAGCATTAGGAGCGTTTTGCCAAGACTGCCAATGGTCGTAGTTTGGGAAGAACGTAGTAAGGAACTCAAGATCCGCAGCGCTAACTTCACCGTCTTTGTTTGCGTCTAGGTACGCTAGCTGCTCTGGGGTAAGGTCTCTTTCCTTTAGCTTATCAAAGTCAACTATTTGCCCTATGTGCGCCACACCGGAATGGAACATTTGGTTTGGCATATTTTCTACTTCGTCGTAGATATAACCATCTTTTAAATACTGCCGTATCTCTGCAGGTGGCGCACCAGTCCATGCCTCTGTAGGTGATACAACAGTGGACGTAGGGTATTCAACGTTTTCGGGTGGTGACTCTACTCCGGTGTATTCCTGCAGTCCAAGAGTAACAAACTTTTTCTGCTCTGGAGATAAACTATCTATAGCAGCTTTAAGTTTTTCCGCCTTATTGACATTCATGTGATAGGTTGTTTCACCACTATCTACACCTTGGATTAGCGCAACTGTGCCATTATCAGCCGGGTTCCATTCAGGGTTGTAGTTAATATCCGCCGGCCTAAATGCTTGGTCGAGCCTTTTACCCTTCCTAAACTCCTCGTCAAATAATAGTGCTTCTACATCAGTTAATTGTTTACCGAGGATGTTAAAGTCTGCGTACGCAGGTATTTCTTGCCCAAACTCGTCGTAGTACGTACCTGATAACGTAGGAGGCAAATCAAACTTACTGCTATACAAATCATGAGTAGTTGATAGCTCAAATTGAGCTACATGTTCGTCTACGTTATATTTTTCGTGTAGGTATTTTTCTGCTTCACTAGCATTATACGTATGATGCATTACATCCGCTTTAGGATGCCCCACGTAGGATTCCCCGGGGAACTTTTGATACGAGGTTATTAAGTTGGCTTCAGGGGGAGCATCTCTTATATCTCTAGCTAACTGCTTTTCAAGTTCAGTATCTAAAGTATTTATAAAATTATCCCAAGATTGCCACGGCTCTGGATTGTAAACCCTACGTCCGGAGATAGGATCATTTCGCTGCGAGTCTTCATAAAATAGCCCATGCGACTTAATCCGCCGCAGCAGCGAACGTAGCACAGTATCGCTGGCTGAAGTTTTACTTGCATTATATTCGTTAAATTGATCTGCGAAAGGGTGTGGTTCTTTTTCCGCCGAACCGGGTACGTAGTGGTAATACTGCCCCCCAGCAGTTAACGCTCGTGTTTTAGCTTCTGCTGCTGCTGCGGCTTCATCGGCTATTCTTTTTGCTTCTGCTTCATCCGCTATTATTTTTGCTGCTGCTTCATCCGCTATTATTTTTGCTGCTGCGGCTTCATCCGCTATTATTTTTGCTGCTGCTGCTTCATCCGCTATTATTTTTGCTGCTGCTTCATCCGCTATTATTTTTGCTGCTGCTGCTTCATCCGCTATTATTTTTGCTGCTGCTGCTTCATCCGCTATTATTTTTGCTGCTGCTTCATCCGCTATTATTTTTGCTGCTGCGGCTTCATCCGCTATTATTTTTGCTGCTGCGGCTTCATCCGCTATTATTTTTGCTGCTGCGGCTTCATCGGCTATTATTTTTGCTGCTGCTTCATCCGCTATTCTTTGTGAATCTGTTACGCCGTAGTTACCCTCGTCATCTTTAGGGACTTGTTGTAGGACATTTATAGCCTTATCAAGGTTAGCAGCGACTTCTTGTGGTGTAGCTGTAGGTACATAATTACCTTGGTCATCTTTAGCGCCGCCAATAGCACCGTCAGTAGCACCTTCAATGTCTAAACCAAAACCGGATCTAAGAATAATTAAGCCGTCAGTTAGAGCGTCTAGATTTCCGCTGTTATCAATGTCAAATGCTTTATATAATTCTGATTCTTCGTGCGTTTTAATCCAGTCAAGGTATTCTAGTGCTTCTTCGGCCGTGCGAGTAGCGTCAGCGGCCATAGCTCCTTTTGTTACACCGTCACCCGACAAACCAAATAAATAACGAAGTACCAGCAACCCGTCAGTAAGTGCATCTACTACGCCGTTCTGATCTATATCTAAAGGAGAATAGGTGCCGTCTGCACGTACAAATTCGGCTGAGCGGGCTACGCCTTCTTGGTTTGGCCGCCCGCCTCCAAGATCAACATCTTGATCGGCCGGTTCAGGGGGCGTAATCACTTGTTCAGGGGGCGTAATCACTTGTTCAGGGGGCGTAATCACTTGTTCAGGGGGTGGGGACGGGAATTCTACCTGCGACTTAAAAATATCATTGATTTGCTTGTCTGTTTGATTCTGGTCAGCAGAGCTATATTGGGCGTTATCCCTAACGGCATCAATGTAACGTTTTGACGCATCATCAAGATTGTTGTACGCGTCAGAGTTTTCTATATATGTATAACGGCCTACGTTAGGGTAATCGTCAAACGGCCTATAAAAACCGATCAGTTCCGAGCCTTCTTCGACCCTAGGTACGCTATTCCCACCCGATAGGTCGTGGTTAGTAAGAAACACCATCGCCTGCTCTACAGAATTTATTGGCCCTGCAAAACCATAATGTTTAAATGCGGGGCTGTGTGCTTCTAGGGCTACCTTTAATTCTTCTCTAGCTTCAGGACTTTCAAAGTGTTTACCGCCTTCATAAATAGCATTTTGCGAGCGTATGCGGTCAATTATGTTTTGAGATGCGTAGTTTAAATTGTCGTATTCAGGATGAAATCTATACTTTGCACGGTTAGATCTCACCCAATTTCTAGGATTGAATGTAGGGGTTTCTTCCGTATCATACTGGGCTAGAAAATCAAGAACTTGGTCTAAATTATTAAAATAAGATGCCGATGATGCCATACACTAACCTATGCGGGGTCAAGAAATGCGAATTTATTATATATTCTGTTTCCGTCTTCGTCGTCTTCCCCAACATACTGCTGTATGAATAGAGTAGTTACATCAGTTCTTCCAGATAACGAAGTTTGAAGTGTAGCCATAGCAGCATTCGCTGTAGGCATATCATCTTCAATGGTAGAGTCTACTACATCTACAGGCTCATTATCCACTAATTTTGTGTATCCTACTTGTATCATACTGTATTCTCCACATGCCCATATAGCCCAGTTATCACCGTGCTTAAATCAGTTGTACTAGAAACATGGTCAAATTGTATTCTAAGGTCAGTAGCAGTTGTTGACCTACCAAAAGTAGCCATTAATGGAAGCTCTACAGTTTGGTATGCTGTAGTAGACCCGATCGTAAGGAATTGATTATTAAACCCTTGGTTAGACACATAAGTGCCGGGACTAACAAAAGCAGTGGGACTATAAAACACTTCTACCCCATTATATACTGTAGTAGCATCTGGAAACTTTACTACCCTAAAGAAAGTTTTGTCGCTTGCGGAATCATAGTAAACCGCTACCAGAGAACCTGCGTTTGCGCCCGCAACACTAGTTGCAAAATTACCACGGTTACTACAAATTATAGATGTTTTATCGCCACTAACCGTATACCACGCGTGGTAAGAACTCGGACTAGACACAAAAGTTGCGGTGCCTAAAGAAGTCCCGCCCACAGTTTTTGACTTCATTTGCGTAAGAACTTTCCACTGATGATTTTCTTTAACCGCACTACTACTACTGTTATAAAACCTAACCTGTATTGATGCAGATAACGATTGGGTAGCTTCAACGCCTCCTGCAGGTGCCGGTATAGAAAAAGTAAGTACAGTAACTGCCGCCGTAGTGCTTATAGTCTGAGAGAAATTATTGCTGAAAGCATGCTTGCTACTAAACGGCCCAGTTATTTTTGCAGAAGTTACAGCGTCATCAGCTATCCTGTCTGTAACTACCGCACCGTCTGCAATCGTTAAAGCTGTAGCTCCTGTAACTTCTCCTGAGTGAGTAGCATTAGTTACTTTAGCTGAGTTGGCTGAAATAGCAGAGTTTATCGCATTTGCAAGTTTTGCATCTGTTACAGCGTCATCCTCTATTTGTGCTGTGGCTATCTCGCCTGTCAAAGAACCTGCAGGGTATGCCGTAGCATCACTTAAATTGAATGCAGGAGTTGCGTCTGATACTCCAAGTGCCAACTGAACACCACCATAAGAGACAGTGGAATTAGATAATTTTGCATTTGCTATACTCCCAGCTAGTTGCGCGTTCGTAATCGTGCCTACAAGGCTAGATGTAGGGTATCCAGTAGCAGCTGACAGGTTAAACGCTGGTGTAGCATCAACACCACCTAGTGATAACGTAACACCACCAAAAGACACAGTAGAGTTTTCTAACTTACTATTAGGTATAGAACCATCAATGATGTCATCAGAATCATACTGCAAAGCACTCTTTAACGCCTCATCTACACCTTGGAGGTATAACCTAAGCACTAAATCTTTGTTGAGCATGTATGACGAACTATACTCCGCAGGAGGGCTAGGGAACGCAGGTACAGTAAAAAGTTTTGCTTTGTTACGTATTTTAGTAGCCATTAACGACCCCTTCTACCATCCGGACGCATGTTCAACCTAGGAGTACCTAACTGCCATTTAGTGCCTAAAGCATTAGATCGTACCTTAATCGCCATCTGCCGACCTCTAACCCTTACATCTAGCTGATCTGTATACTCATCTACCGTATCTACCGCTAGCGCAACTTGCCCCTCGTTTACACCGCCTTCCGAAGCAGGATTGTTATCTGCAGTGCCGGGCTCGCTACTAGCTAGTAAAGACATTTCAACCGAGGGACTGCCGGCAGTAGACCCCACAAAAGAAAGGTCAGGGACAACTTTATCTATAAAAGTAAAACTAGTACCCGACTCTATGCCAAATTGACCAGAAGTTATAAACGAGTCTATGGCTTCCAGCGTAGCGCCTTGCCCGTTGTCGTTACCGTTCTCATGCTCTACCAAATTATAAGTGTCAGTAGCAGCTAGTGGGAAGTCGTTAATAGGTGAATCATACCAAGCACTGCGGCCCATACTACCTACATACCAAATATCTTCTAAGTAGTTATATACTACATACTTGTTTGGCGCTACACGCTGAGAATCACAGTAAAACCACCATACCTCGTGGTACTCTTCTAGGGTACCTGCAAATACTTGTTCGTATTGGCCTTTATCTAAATCATCAAATACGTGCTTTCTAACATCACAACGTAAGGGTTGTACTGCCCCATCGTACTTGTAAAACTTTTCTTTGCCCATCCAATACGCTACTCCGTTGGCGTACGCAACGGCCTTCGATGACGCTACTGACAGATTCGACCCAACCAACTGAGAACCCCATACCACTGGAGCACCAACATATTGCAGCGAGTACAGCGCAGAATCGGTGAAGACCAATATTTCTTGTCGTGACTGTACGGCGGCCACTATTTCTGTGCCTTGCGATAACTGCAAATCTCCTGCTTGGTTAGTTGCACGGGGTCGCCAATCATAAACATCCTCTTGGGCTGACCAGCGTAGCAGTAATGGGTTTTTTGTTTCTGTGGTATCTCCAAACGCGTTACAACCAAAAGCGAAAGTAAACCGGCTCGCGTCTGAAACTAATAAACTATCTTGCACTACTGGAACCTCTGCGGATAACTCATACTGCAGGCTCACCCCGTGCCCCCCACCAGTGGCCGTGCTAGTAGCTACCGTGTTAAATGCTTCGGTAGTAAACGTACCTGCCGCTGTATCTACCGTGGCTATCTTGTGCCGAGTATTTATTATCCCAGTAGTAATGTTGCCTATAGCGTCTGACCCAGAAATAGTTACGTGCTGTCCTACTTCATAGACCCTATTTAAACTATTATCTTTCACAGTCAAACTATTAGAGTTTTCCGTTATGGTTATGGGGTCATCGCCAAAAGAAAGCGTTTGACCGCTACCACTACCGGTAGTGTTTGCACTAAGTCGAAATATAGTAGGACTTTCTATACCCGCAACAGTTGCCCCCGCAGGTATATTACTACCTGAAACGGGTAGGCCAACTACAATGTTAGCATTCTCGGGATGAGCGACCCCAATCGAATTATCAAGGAAATTGCACCCCGTTTGTTGAAACGATATGGGTACAGCAGCGCCGTTAGGTACATTCTTTAGTGGTATTGCTCTTGTTCCTGTGCCCGCACTTGTATCCCAGTAGTACAGCTCACCACCACGAGGCCCAATAATTAAGTCTTCCCCGTAGTTAGCTTGGCTCCACAAACGTAGAGACTCTGCTCCACCATTACCACCATTAAAAGTACCATCGTTCCAATCAGAAGAACTCCAACCATCTACTGGTATCTGAAAATCTGGCCCTACATTTATTTGGTACGCAGCAACTACGGAACTACCACCACCTGCAGAAACCGTGCTTGTAGCCTCGGTAGCCACTACAACTTTATATTTACTAGTGCTAACTATTTCGGTGATGACATGCTCTTTGTTTATGTCTGTATGGGGCACACCACCTACGTTACCAATAGGCACACCAGATAGGGTTACATAGCTACCTAAAGTAGCCCCATGATCCGTGTGAGTTATTTCTATAGAGGTAGATTCGTCGGTAGTTTTTATAGGGTTAGCACCCAAAGTAACAGTAGTACGCAAAGGAGTCACGTCAAAGTAGTTTTGTCCTGTTTCTACCATGAACTTAACATTAGTACCTAAGCCAGTATACTTTACAAACGCAAGGCTAATCCATTGATGTAGCGATCTACAAACACCTGTAAACGTGTTACTACCATGTCTAGTCCAGCCACCAATTTTCTCAGGATAGCCTTGGCGAAAACGAACTTTATCGCAATCGCTCCAACCGGCCTCGTTGGTATATTTAGTTACTTCTTTATTTATACCGGGGTTAAACTGGAGTTTATTAAGTGGCATATTAGTACTTCCAAGCTACTGGGGTAGTCTCTCGCGTGTCAACATGTACAAAACCTTTAGCAACTCCAATACCATTGAAGCCCATAATAGAAGCGTTACGTATAATAGACATACGCTGTGCACCACCCGTTACTTTAATGTCAACAGCAATACCCTGTGCATGTGTCCCTGCAGGTTTGCCACTAAAGATTTTTGCCGCTTCTATGCTATGTTTAGGCGATCTGTACCCACTAGTTACAATAAATGGAAACCCACACACCTCACGCAGTGCATCAAGTTTCTGTAAGAAGTCAG